TACTTCCGGAAATGCGTCAGCTAGATCTCTTAATGATAAACTTGTTTTATTTTCAACCAAGTTAAACTCAGCTATTTGACCTTTTAACTCTGCAATAATAAGTGCAAACTGTTTTGGATCTGTTAAGTCCAGAGAAATACCTCTCATGGCGGCTTGATCCCTTTTAACTCTCAAAATATTTTGCAACATCGATTCAATAAATTTTTGCGATTGCCCTATATCCACATTTCCAAGTTTTTCCACTGTTGCTGTCAATTCAACAAGACCGGCGAGTCCTTCTCTATCAGATATTCCTAATTCTGCAAAGTCACCGGCAATACCTTGAAGAAGCGTCCTGCTAACTCCAAATTTTCTTGTAATTGCATCTAGCAGTTTACCTAATTCCTCTACTTCTTTTTTAGCTGCTGCAATTGCTTCTTCACCAGATCCAAAATTATCAACCAATAATTTAGTAACTCTTGCAGATTGCTGTTCCAGATCGGCAAAACTAAAAAAAGCTGTTCTTAATCCCCTAGTAAATGCAAGGGTCTGAGCTGCAGATCTAGCAAAACTCATATTCATTCCGCTTAGGGCCTGCTTTGATTTAGCGGCCCAATTTTGAATTGATGCACTTTTAAGTGCAATATCTAAAGCTTTAACATTAGCGGTTATTGCCGTGAACTGGGATTGCTGCGCTCTAAGCGCAGCTGTCAATTTTGCATTTGAAGTCCCAACTCTTGTTATAGTAGCATCAAGGGCCGCCAAATTCGCATTGGCATTCTGAACTACTCTATTTGTTGTATTTTGTGCAGTACCATAGGCATTAACGAAACCAGTTAAGGTTTTAGTATTATTAGCCGTGGTTTGAGTTATTCTATTAAGAGTGGTATGTAGATTACTAGCCCTTTGAGCAGCTACAGAATATTGACCAATTTGATTAGTTAAATTAAGAATGGATCGAGTAAGAATCTCTGTGGCAGTAGTTGCCGCAGAGGTGTCAACACTAGTAGTTATGCGAATATCGCCAACATCAGACATATTTAGCCAAATTAATTATTACACATTGACAGAATAAAATCAACTATTTTTAAGAAGATGTCAACGAATCCTTAGGAATTTGTTCATAACCAAGACCAAATCCCATTTGTGCAATATCAAGTCCTTGGAGAATTCTCTTTGGTGCAGGATTGTACCAGTCCTCATCAAAGTCAACATCAGCACCCTGGGCTGCAGCCGCAATCTTCATAGCGGTACTTGTTTCATTAACAGCGGCACGATAAAGAAGGAACAGCTCGTTGAGAGTTAAACATGACTCCAACTCCCCGATGCTGTTCCAAGCTCCGGTTTTTATAAATATTTCGGATTCATATTTGAGGAGAGGAATATCTTCCCAATCTGTGTCGGAAGATACCTCACTCCCCTCGCCTAGAAGGAAGGGTCGGACCCCATTGCGGCGCTCATAAGGGCTCCGAATGACTTGAGGTCAAGCACATCCTCTAATTTCTCCTTATCAGCAGCCAAATCTGGATCAACGACAGCTAAAGCAACTGCTGCTGCTTCGACCATTACGTCAATATCCGCATCTTCCAAAGTCTCTTCGCTCTTTAAGTTTTTAACAATTTTCATAAATTTGCGAAGATTGCGAATTGTTAAAGGCTTAACAGTACGCTTTTTACCATCTGCAAAAAGAATCTCTGTACCAACCAAAATATCCTTATTTTCACTCATTTCAAAGTTACCTCACTTTTAAATTAAAATAAAGAAGCCCTCGCCCCTTACCTTTTAAGTTTATCACAAAAAAGGAGGTTGCGAGAGCAACTTTACGATTTTTTAATCAATTATTGCTGATCAATAATCTTGCCGTATTCGTAGTTAGCGTCTTCCGTCTTTGGAAGGATACGGAAGCCAACGGTAAACATCGTTGCCTCTGCACGCTTCATGCTGATCATCGATGATTCCATCGAGACCGCACGCTTTGTGTAGAATTTACGACTCTTGATTGCCGCAGCTGCCGAACCCGGAGCGGAACCTGTAACAACTAGGCCTTTTTCACGTGGGTAGACATTTTGCACACCGAACAAGAATGTATTTGTGCTCCCTGGTGAACCTGCAAGGTTCGCCTTGATGTCATCGCCACCTGTTTCGTCGTCATAGTTCCATGCGATTGCAAGGTTATTCAACGTTGCTTCGGCAAGGGTCGTCTTAACCATCACCTTAACTTTTGATTGAATAAGCTTCGCCGCATCACCGTATTGATCGATTTCAATATCCACAATGTCCGGCTCCCACGAAATTTCGACACCATTTTGTGTGGCACCGACATCCGCGAAGTTATCCATTGCAGCGATTGTAGTTGCGTTAGCCGAGGGGCCAAGTTTAATACTTGCCTCACCAACGACAATATTTGCGACATTAACTGTCATTTGTATTTCCTCCTAATTTATCAAGCCGAAATATCCTTCGGCCCTTCTTATCACGCCAATTAGCGATCTTAGAAATATGTAGTGGATTAACCTCTCCTTTTTTTTTACCAATTCCAAGAGATTTATTCCATTCAAACTCATATATAGAACTTTCTACCTTTGCTATATACCCAGGAGTTTTCCCAATATAAGTTATTGTAACAAATTCCATACGAAATATATTGTACCATATCTTTTCTTATAGATTAAAAATTTTAAAGTCCAAATTCATTCGATACCATCCTTCCTTCTCTAAAGGCACTGCTAGGCTCGAATCTGTCTGCATTGAAGATAATATCCTACGGTCTTGACCGGTGGCAGTAATCCCTCCAGCTTTCGCAACCGTGTCGGCCTTGCCAAGTTTTTTTATAAACAATTCTGCTATACTGAATAGCCTTTCAGCATCTGTGTCAAAAATAGAGTATCTAACCATATCTTTCCTCACCCAGTGCCTATCGGGGTCTGGAATGAGCGGATTGTAGTAATAAACAACATACGGTGCCGTTGCCACTCCGGGGGCAACAACAGGATAAAAACTCATTACTTTCCCAGCAGTTGCCACAATATCCGTATCTTGTTTTAAATAATTATTAATATCATAAATTGGTAGAGTCATTTTACACCTTTAAATTTAGATCTTAACTTATCTAAAATAATAGCTTGAACCTCATCAGACATATCATTATTATAATTTTTAATATCCATTTCCACTCCATCACTAGACGGTATGACTTCAATCTCTGTTTCATCATCAAATAAATTTTTAACTTCTGGCTCGGCGGCAGAAACGGCTTCTGCCATCAATGATTGAATATTAATCTTTAACATATCTAATTTATTTATAGCACCAGAAAGATTATTTTTAACCAGAACTCTAAACATTATGCCTCCACCACTCTTCTTAAAGAAATAACTATATGATGTTTTTTACCAGAAAAAGAAAATTTTGGCTGTATGCCGATAATTTCATACGTATCTGTATCGATTTGAACACCTTGTTTGGTTTTGATATTTGTTATGCGATTATCAAAATTAATATACTGACTATACAATGCAGGCACTATACCTTCATACTTTGAAAAATTATCAACATAGGGCGACAATCTTCTATCACTTGATGATGTTGACTGAGTAGTGGGTGCCTGAAATTGAAATCCTATTGTAGCTGTCTTAGAAAAAGTAGCGTATTCTTGTCCTGCGGCATTTGTCGATGTTGTTTTTGCATACACATCGCATTTATGTAAAAAACGAAAAAATGTTTTATCGGACATTTAGACCACGTAATCCATTATAAATAAAGTATAATCCATGAGTAAAACATCGGCATCAATATTACCCGTAGATTCATAGAATGTGTCTTTTGTATTATATTTAAGGATATCCATATCAATTGTACTTATACCATGACGTCTATAATCGGAATCTCCATTCATCATATCTTCCAATAAAAGATCTGCTGCTTGAACAATATTGTCTGGAACATACCTCCATCCAAAATCTCCTTCAATTTTATAACTATCGCCCGCATCAAATTTTGACGAAGTAATTATTGACTGAACACTATCAAGAAATGATCTTCTAAATTGAATATAGTAGCTTGAATTGAAATTATGAGGTTCTTTAGACTTTTCTATATTATTGATAGTAGAATCAGTAGAATCATGTATAACAGTTTCATCCTCATATCCAATATTAACAGTAACTTTTGTTAATGTATTAATTGGGATTGGCAGATGAAGAACGTTTTTATTAGAACCATATATTTGAATATATTTTGTTGGATAATAATCAAAAGACTGACCACAAAATGTATTAATGATATTCCTTACGCGGCGCTCCATTTTGTCAAATTTATCATAGAAATCAGTTTCTAAATCAGGATGGTCTGTGAAGAATGTGTCAATATCAGTATATTGAGTATAAACATTAATATACTGAGATTGAGTATAGGATGTGCCGGAAACAGTATATGTAAAGTCTGCCCTGTGCTTACCGGCACTATTAAGAATATACACACCAGATGCTTGTTGACCATAGGTAATTGTATACACCCCAGCACTAGATCTCGTTGCATTTGTTGGACCAGAAACAAGGGATCCAAACTCGTGATAAAGACTTACGGAAACCACATTTCCAGTTGGATCGCTTGGAAGTGTCAATGTGAGTGTTTTGCTTGTATTAATTTTAACATCATCCATGATATTCAATTGTACCAGAAATCAAGTTTTATATCTTAAAACGTTTGCATTGCAACTTCAACTTGAAGATCTGTCAGATTAATATTAATATTGTTCATGACGGCTGGAGATAAATCAAAAGAAACGATAGCATCGCTAGCATCTCTATAAAATAAAATTTTATCTGCATAGTTAATAGCCAGTTCTCCATACTGCAAAGAGTTCGCGGACGGAACATTATTTGCAGTACCAGATCTTTTAAGTTTTATAATGTTAGCCATCTTTGGCTCCTATTAGAAAGTACCGCCATCGACTGTAACATTGTCAAGACTGCTTCCGCTAAGAACTGTGACACCAGCAAATTTAAGGACCTTGCTTGCGGTAAGATTAATGTGCTCAGATGATGTCCAAGAACCAGTTGCATTAATCCAATTCCATGTTTTATTGCTAGCACCAAGAACTGTTAATCCCGCTCCATCAGCAGTGGTATCATCTGGATTGGCAACATTTGCCAAAACAACATTCTTATCTTCAACAACTAATGTAGCAGTATTTAATGTCGTTGTATTGCCTTGAACAGTTAAATCACCAGTAACAGTTAAATTATTTGAAATTGTTACATTTGCTGGTAGGCTTAGTGTAACAGCGCCAACACCAGAGTTATTCACTGCAATTTCATTTGCAGTTCCAGTTAAACCAGTAACGAGATTTGTTGCTCTATCACTAATTTGTGAGGCAGTAATTGAAATTGCAGAGTTTGATGCCGATGTTAAACGACCCTGTGCGTCAACAGTAAATGTCGCCACGGTTCCGGCAGCACCATAGCTCGCTGGCGTAACAGCTGTATTGTCAAGATTAATTGTAACAGTATCAGTTGCTGCGGCAATTGATGTTAGACCAACTCCACCGGCAATTGTTAATGTATCTGTACCGCTTGAAATTGTAACAGTACCGCTATCGCCAGCGGCTGTAAATGATGTTGCAACATTTGCAATTGCATTGTCAACATAAAGTTTTGTTGCAGCATGACCATTAGCTGATGGTGCTGCAATACTAACTGTTCCAGAAAATGTTTTATTGCCAGTAATTGTTTGATTTGTGCCTAATGTGGCAAAAGCTCCGGGTCCGGCAATTGCAATAACCTGGGTTGCAGCACCACCTGCTCCACCGGTACCTTCACCATAGTAAAGAACATCATCTTGTTCATTAAATGCCAATTCGGCATTTTCAAGACTTGTTGGTGCCCCTGCTGAACCGCCAGCCGCTCTGCGTTTAATTCTAATCGTATTAGCCATTAATAATTTCCTCCATCAAGCAACAAATTTGCTGCACTATGTATATGATCGGCTCTTGCTGCCACATTGCTCACTCCAACACCTGCTGTCCTTATAATATCAGCAGGTGCTGTATTACTTAAACTTAAACTTGCTAGATTAATTGTACCACTACTTTGTGTTAAAATGGTAGTTTGAATTACTTGAGAAACATTAGATATATCAGCAGGATACACTTGAACAGTTGTTAAATCAGCCATTATCTTGTAACCTCGCCAATCACCACGGCGCTACCCGTTAACATAGTTGTTACAACAGCACCATTTAGCTCTTGAAAATCATAAACATAACTGCCAGGTGAAATATTGGCAGTGACTGCTGGAAGTAAGGAAAATACAACAACGCCATTAGCCCCATCAGTTATTTCTGTTGTAAAAGTTGCGGTAATAGAAACCGAAGATCTTCTCTTTCTTATTTGTCCAGTATATGTTCTTGAAGTAATATTGATTACAGTATTAGCATTATTTTTTAAAGTAAGTTGGTGAGTATATGTATCACCTTGATATATCTCTATATTTCTTTCAGCCGGCATAATATCCTCTATAAAATATTATCAAATTTTAATTAAGCCAGCAATGCTTCCCAGGTAAGAAGATCAACATTTCCAGTCACTTCAATTCCTCGACTAAGCTGAAAGGCCTTGACGGCTTCGTAAGTTTTTGGTCCAAAATCTCCATCGTCTTTACAATTAAAACCATGTTTAATAAGAAGTCGTTGAGCCTTTCTTATTGCTTGACCTTTATTATCTTTTCTAATAACCGGCATTTGCTCGGCCTCTTTCTTGGCATTTGGATTAACTTGCGGTGCTGGCATTGCCGGTTGAGATGGTGCTTGACCATCTCTCTTGGTGACATATTCTATAACTGCAGACGGCGGTGTATCGCCCTCTGTATATCGCAAATGCCAAGGCTCTTCTGGAACAACTTCCCAGCTAAACCCGAACTTGCGAACATTATCAATCA